AGAAAATAAAGAATATGATTTAATTGTAGATGAACCTATACCTGATGTCTTACATTTACATGCATTTAAAAAAGAATTTTGCAGTGAAGTTATAAGATTAGCAGAAGAATGTGGAAAATGGACAAAAGATAGACATTATTATTATCCAACTCATGACATGTTAATCAATGAATTTCAATTACATGATGCTTATGACATGTTTTTAAATACTTACATATATCCCCTCGTAAAATCTAATTTTGTACTTACCGGAGACAAATGGAAGAAATTTAGCTCTGAGAACTTTATTATAAAATACACACCGGAAAATCAAGGACACTTATCTTTACACCATGATGATTCTGCGTTTTCTACTGTGTTAACTCTAAATGATGCGTATGAAGGAGGAGGTACATGGTTTTCAAAGCAAAAAAAGTTAGTTAAGGGAGAAGTAGGTGAATTAACAATACATCCGGGACAGATAACACATAGACATGGTGCAAGACCTGTAATTTCTGGAGTTAGGTATGTATTGGTATCCTTTATAAGACAAGTATATTAAAAAGTGAATAAAAGACTTTTTTAATACTATTTATTGTAAACAGCAGATGGCAGTTCACATACCTATATGGCCTGGAAGTGGTAGCGCAGTATCTGGATCTACACCTTTCGGAATATTTGATAAAGATACTAATTTTCAAAAAGATGCCCCTAAAGTAGCCGTATGGTGCGCTAGGAGATTAGGCTACCCTCTTACCGACGTTGAATTACAAGATATTAATTTCTATACCGCTTTTGAAGAAGCCATCTCTGAATACAGTAATCAAGTTAATGCCCACTCTGCTAAGGATAATATATTAGGATTGATGGGATTCAATACTGGTTCCCTTAGATTAGAAAAAGAATTAGTTACCAATTCAATAGCAGGTGTCTTAGAAATATCTGCGGAGTACGGTACAGAAATAGGCGTAGGAGGAAGAACGACGTTTTACACAGGCTCGATATTAGTAAAAGAAGGAAAACAAGTTTATAGCTTATTAGACCCAACTAGAGTTTCTTTAGAGTCCGGAAACCCTGCTACAGATAAATTCATGATAAGAAAAATGTTTCACAATGCGCCACCCGCTATTGTAAAATATTTTGACCCATTTGTAGGAACAGGCTTAGGTACTCAAAATTTATTAGACCAATTCGGATTTGGTAATTACAGTCCTGGAGTTAATTTCTTATTAATGCCCCTGCATCATGATATTCTTAGAATGCAGGCTATAGAATTTAATGATCAAATTAGAAAATCTGCATACGGCTTTGAAGTAATTAACAATAGAATAAGAATATTCCCAACTCCTGCAAAAGAGTATAAAATCTGGTTTGAGTACACACTAGATTCCGAGTATAAAAATGCGAATAAAGGAGGTAAAGGTAAGATAAATAGCCATGCTACTATTCCTTATTTTACTTTACCTTACTCTAGTATAAATGACATCGGTAAGCAATGGATAAAGAAATACACACTTGTCCTATCTAAAGAAATGCTTGCTTACGTTAGAGGAAAGTATAAGACCTTACCCGGATTAGAAGATGATATCGTACTGAATACAGAAGATTTGATGTATTCCGTAAATGAAGAAAAGCAAAGATTAATAGATGTTCTTAGAATAGAGTTAGATCAATTTAGCCGTCAATCTCAATTAGAAAGAAAGATGGCAGAATCAGAAGCTCATGAAAAATTTTTAGCAGTAATTCCACTTAAAATATACGTAGGATAATGGCACTATTTGGAAGTGGTAGAGATGCTTCTTTAGTTAGGAGTATAAATAGGGAAAGAGTGAATAAAGTGATGGCCTTAGAGGTTGAACTTTACAAATTATCTAGGGAGGATACTAGAGAGAACATATATAGAGAAGCTCCTAGTAAAGTTTTCTATAATGCCACAAGGTTAAATTGCATAGTAAAAAGAGGAACAAAAGAAACTGTAGATACCGATTTTGGTTTAGATTTTGAGAGAGAGGCTACGTTTTATTTCTTAAGAGATGATTTATTGGAAAGGGATTTAGTTATAGAACCCGGGGATTATGTTTTTTTTGATATGGATTTTTATGAGTTAAACAATGTATTCTCTGATAACGCCTGGTTTGGAAGAAATCCTGAAACATATATACCCCATGTGTTAGGAGAGGAATCTGAATTTGGTTACAACATATCTGTCATAGCACAAGCACACTTAAGTAGAAAAACAAATCTAACTACCACTGATTATAGGTCCGGAATCAATGACGCGTATGATGAACTAAACAAATATTAAAATGGCTAAATCTACGATAAATCCTACGGTGTATAATCAACTCTATAGAAATCAAGTAAATAGAGCAGAACAAACAAGAGAGGATGATGATTACATTAAGATTCCTGAAATTACAATATATGATGTAGATTATTCTATATTGCAATACATTAGAAATAACATCAAACCTGAAATTCAAGATAGAGATAGAATGATAGATGTTCCTGTCATGTATGGAAGTGGAGAATTATGGTCTCAAGTTCAATCTAATGGTTTTATGCGAGATGAGAAAAATAAACTTCTATGCCCTGTTATTACATTGTCTAGGACAAGAATGGAGGAATATAAAGATTTTGCTAAATTAGATGTAAATAACAGAGTTTCTAGTAGGGTTTATTATAGGCAGGGATACACGCAGAACAATGCTAGATACGGTTCTAATAATAGAGGCAATACGGATTTACCACAAAAAGAATTTTATATATCTTTAATACCTGAATACTACTACGTTTACTATGATTTAAACATTTGGACAGATTTTAACGAACAACTAAATAAAGTGGTAGAAATGTTTATTCCTGTTAATAATTTTGTGTGGGGAAATGATTACCAATTTGTTACAAATATTGAGGATTTTTCATTTTCTACCGTAAACATATCAAAACAAGAAAGAATTGTAAAGGCATCCACTAGATTAAGAGTATTAGCTACACTCATGCCGGCATTTGTAGAAAGGAAATCATCTATTCAAAAGGCATTTTCAATAAAAAAAGTAAACATGACAGAAAGATTATTCTAATTTCTTATTTTTTTAATTGTTTGAGATTTTTAAAACATATTTATAACAAATGAGAATTTATTAATAATTCTTTGTATAATATTTAATTGACAAAAACAAAAAAATGGCAGAAAGAATAGTCAGTCCTGGCGTATTTACTAGAGAAAAAGACCTGAGTTTTCTCCCCTTAGAAATACAAGCCATTGGAGCAGCGGTTGTTGGCCCTACGTTAAAAGGTCCTGCATTCGTTCCTACCACAATTTCTTCTTATGAGGAATACCTAAGAGCTTTCGGAGGACCTTTTAGTTCGGGTTCTGGTACATCTGAAAGACAATACAAGTTCTTAACGGACTATGTAGCACAAGAATATTTGAGATATGCAGAAAATTTAACCGTAGTAAGAGTTCTTGCCGGTGATTATGAATATGCTAGTTCAAATGTAGTAACTAGAGGTGCTTATGCTGCTGCCCCCGCTGGAATAAAAGCCAATTTAACTGGTTCCTATTTTACATCCGGTCAACAGACATTTAAATTAACCTTAGTTTCTCCGGGTAATTTCGGAAACTCTGCTTTAACTTCTATTGCATCTAATAATGGAGTTGGAAGTCCTGCGGATGATACTACAGGTGGCGCACTCAATATCGGAAACAGAGAGAATTTAAGATGGGAAGTAAGAGACGTTAATACTGATTTAGGTACTTTTGACCTGTATATAAGAAGAGGAGACGACAGACACAACAGGAAAGTAATTGTAGAGCAGTATAATGATTTAACTTTAGACCCTAACGATACGAATTATATCGGTAGAGTTATCGGAGATCAAATGTACACTTTAAGATACGATTCTGATGGTATCCCTTTCTTACAGTTAAGCGGATCTTTCCCTAACAGATCAAGATATATCCGAGTAGAAGTATTTAAAGAAAACTACAACTACTTAAATGAAAGCGGACAAATAAGAGTTCCTGCATTCTCTAGTAGTTTACCTGCTGCTGTATCTGGTACTTTCTCCGGCGGATCTGATGGATATGTAAAGCATCCTAGATCATTCTTTGATAAAATTAGCGGACAAAATAGTCAAGGATTTAATTTAGATGATTTAGCTGGTGGTGCTTCTGGCTCAACTGCTTATAAAGATGCTATCGATATCTTAGCTAATGCAGATGAATATGATATTAACATGTTACTCATGCCCGGAATTATTGACGGAGTAGGTGAACAACATGGTGAAATCATCACAAAAGCTATTGCCATGATTGAAAATAGAGGAGATATTTTCATGGTAATTGACCCTACTAGATACGGAGATACTATTGGACAAGCTATCAATGCAGCCTTAGCAAGAAATACTTCCTACGCTGCTTATTATTATCCATGGGTACAAATAGCTGATGCTGACTTAGGAAGAAATGTATGGGTTCCACCATCCACTGTAGTATCAGGAGTTATTGCATTTAATGACTACGTACAGTTCCCTTGGTACGCTCCGGCCGGTTTGAACAGAGGTGCAATCGACGTAGCTCTACAAGCAGAGCGTAAATTAACATTAGGAGATAGAGATAGACTTTATACATATAATATCAATCCTATAGCTACCTATCCTAGAGAAGGGGTAGTTGTATGGGGACAAAAGACTCTCCAAAAGAAGAGATCTGCACTTGATAGGATTAATGTAAGGAGATTATTAATAGCTGCTAAGAAATTCATTGCTTCATCTTCTAGGTATCTAGTATTTGAACAAAACACAAAAGAAACTAGACTTAGATTTTTAAGTATCGCAGAACCTTATTTAGAAAGCGTTAGAAGAAATCAAGGTTTATATGATTTTAGAGTAATTATGGACGAATCCAATAATACTCCCGACGTTCTTGACAGAAATGAGTTAAGAGGTGCTATTTATTTAAAACCGACTAGAACTGCGGAATTCATAATCTTAGATTTCTTTGTATTACCTACGGGAGCTTCTTTCCCTGGAGATACAGAATAAACAAAATAAAATAATATAAAATGGCATTTATAAACTCTCCATTTAAATATTTTAACCCTAAGCAGCAGATGAGATATGTCCTCTATATCAATGATAGAGGAATGGACATCCCTACTTACATGGTTAAAACAGCGGATAGGCCTTCGATAGATCAAAACCCAGTAACTGTAGATTATATCAATACAGAATTTAAGGTTAAAGGTAAGTCGAGATGGCAAGATATCTCTGTTACATTATACGACCCAATTGAAGTAAACGGAGCTAGACTTTTACACGACTGGATTAGTAAACTTCACCACAACTCCGGATTACTTCAACCCAACACAGGATTGGTAACTCCTGGAGAAGATGGGTATATCTGGGAATATAAGAGAACATTGAGATTTGAGGCAGTTAGCCCTCATGGAGACGCTGTAGATCAGTTCCTATTGTATGGAGCTTTTATTGCAGATGCTAAGTGGGGCAACATGGATTTATCTTCGGATGATTTAAATATGTTGGATTTAACGATAACTTATGATTACGCAACTATGCCGGCCGTACAAAATGCAAATGTGCCAGTTAGAGACGTAGATTCATCGGTACCTTTAACAAGACCTGTCGCAGGATAATTAATAATAAATCACAGAGGTGCATCAGTGCACCTCTGTGCTTATAAAATACACATGGCATTTACACACAAACCTTTTAAATATTTTAACCCGAAACAGCAAATGCGTTTTGAGTTATATATGCAAGCGGATCCATTCGGTCCTTTTTTTCCTACGTATGCCATAAAATCAGCGGAAAGACCTACTTTAGAAAATAATCACATCACAGTAGATTATATAAATACAGAATTCCACGTTAAAGGAAAATCAAGATGGCAGCCCATAACAATACGATTTTATGATCCAATTGAGGATAATGGAGCTAAGATGTTACATGATTATATTAATAATTATCACCACAATTCAGGCACAACAGGAACATCTTTCAAT